TAGTGGTGGATTTGGTACACGTCCGGCGAAAGATTTATGCTCCTCATTTGACCCTTTAATGGGGTTCGCTGCGCGGATAAGATCCTCACGGATATTACCACGTTCTACAGTAATGAGTGGACAGATCGTTATAGCCTTTTTTAAATATTCTACATGCTCATACACGAAGGAAGGTTCCCATCCTGTATCAGCAAATATCATGTAATCTGGTTTGTGTTTTGTCAGTCCTTCTTGCGCCATGAGTGCCAAACAGGATGACTGAACCCCTGCCCCGAGTGATAATACACGCATCGTTGGCTCTCTTTTCTTTCCTTCTTCATCAAAATACTCTGGCTCTTGTGTTGCCGCAACTGCTGCCATTGTATTAAGCGTCTTTCTATTAGGCGTAAGTTTTGTAGACATTTCTTCCAAAAGTTTTCTTCTTTCATATTCCATCTGCTCCGGGTTAATAGCAAAACCTGGCTTAACTCCCGCAATAGGCTTGTTCGCTGCTACACGTTTCTTTCCTTGTTCACGGTACCCGGGTTTTCTAATCTCTGTCATAGGCCTCTAATTGTTTTAATGTTTTGGTGATTTTTTGCGTATAATATACATCTTCGGCATAAATTGCAAGTGTCCTAGCCAAAGATTCAAGGTCCACTATGTCGCTGATATACTGGGTTAATCGCTCCTCTCTAAAGTCTCTATAATGATGGTTATTATTAAGTAAATCAATATAGTAAGATATGGATTCGCATTTAGTCTCAAAGATCCTAAGCCCCCAGCTAGCATTAGGTATATTAAGCGGCTTCATTTGGTCATCGGCTGAGTCAAAAGTGCGGATCCCTAACAAATTGTTACCAATTGTTGCAAACCTGGAATGTCCCCATTCCGATTCATGAATGGCTTGTGCTATCACTAAATTTACTGGAATCCTGTTGTGATCCTCTTCCATTGAATTCAAATGCAACGTACACGCTGTAATATCCTCAATGAATTCCTCATTGTTGGTGTAATCCATTTCTGGCTTGAAAGGTACACATATTAATAACACTGCACATAACCAACTCATTCGCCCCAACTTTCTCCTACATTGATGTCGACCTTTGATGGAACCTCAAGTTCCACGCAAGTTTCCATTACTTCCTTTACTTTCTTTCCTTCATTTTCATCTGTTACAGAACAGTTAAGTTCATCATGTACCTGGATGTGAGGAATGAGATTTAATTGTTCATATACATCAACCATGGCTTTCTTGGTTTGATCCGCAGCTGAGCCTTGAATCAATCTATTTAATGCCTTGTAAGTATATGCTCTTTTAATAGCATCACCATATTCCACCTTTGCTTGATTCAGCGGGAGTGCCTTGTGAACACCCCATTGTGTTGGTTCCCATAAATCAAACCTACATTTACGTCCAAGCAATGTACGAATAACACCCTTAGAATTGGCCCTATTCATAACTGCTTCGAGCATTCCTTGCATAAAGGGTACACGTGCACGGAAATCAGTAAGCATTTTCTTTGCTTCCTGTGGTTCAAGGTCCAAGTCACGCGCTAATTTATTATAGCCCATGCCATACATGACACCTAGTCCGATAGTCTTCGCAAGACGTCTCTCCACACCTGCCATTTCGGCTGTTTGTTGGTGAAAGTCGAGGTCCGTTTTATGATATGCTTCCTGTACTTCCCTAGCACCGGGTTGGTCGACGAGTCTTGCCCAGTGTGTAAGTAACCTGGGCTCTTGTTGCGAGTAGTCCGCTTTGAGCCAGTACTTCCCACTTTCCGGGATGAAAAGTTTCCTAATGTCTTTCGCGAATTGACCCCTACTCGGAATCTGCTGTAAATTAGGATGATTATAAGAAAAGCGACCAGTGACAGTACCTCCACTGTCAGACCTAATTTGGTTAATGTGAGCATGTATCCTCCCGTCATTGTTGTGATTTAATAACCCATGCAGGAAGGTTCCCCTTAATTTGTTCAATTCCCTCGCCTGCATAATTAACCGAGGTAACTCATGTGGATGGTCCGTAAGGAACATCTTCGTAAAGGAAGGAGCATTGGTCTTTTCCGTTCTTTCATAGGGTAGGTTCAACGCATCAAAAGCTTTCGAGATGGATGCTGCTGCCCATATCTCTATATTAAGTCCGGTTAGATCCTTAATCCTTTTCATTAATTTTTTTTCTTTATTTTTAAATTTGTCATTAAGACTCACGCATTTATATTGATCAAATCTCACACCCGTCTTGGTCATTCTGTAAATTACATGAATAAGATTGCATTCCAGATCATATACCGTTGTAAGATTATCCTTGACAATTTCCCATGATAATTTTTCATGCAACTTGTATGTCAGATCAGCATCCGCTTCAGCGTACTCACCCACAAAGGTGGATGGCAACTTGTACATTTCATTCTTGGGATCAACGCCAAAGGCGTCAGCCGCTTCCTTAAGCTTTTGTTCATTCTTAAACTCTCCTAGATATTCATGCACAATGCTGTTTAATGTATAGGAGAATCTATTCTCATCTATGAGTGCCGCAGCTACCATGGTGTCATGAACTCTTCCCTTAACTTCTATTCCAAGGGTGGAAAGCCAACCAATATCGTATTGCGCATTGTGAAACAATTTCTCTATGGAAGCGTCTTCACATATGGACTTAACATACTTAATAACTTTCTTTTCGTCCATGTTCCCCCCACCAGAGTGAGCAATAGGATAGTATCCTTTAAAAGAGGCATTCGCTATAGCGATGCCAATGACATAACCACGCTTACGTGGCCATCCTGGTCCTTCCTTGATTAAGTGTGGATCACACGTCTCTAGATCTACTGCTACTTTGCCTTCAAGTTTAGGAAATTCTGTGGGCGCAACCCAATTAGAATTTACTGTTTTAAAAAGATCCTGAGTCACCAATTTCTCCTGCAATCGCTGAATAACCCGCCATGTCAACAAAATTATCCAAGTTAAATTTCTTTCCCTGATTGGAACGTGAAATTTTTAATAATATCATCATAATTGCCACGTCTTTAGCTGTAATATCAGCCATAGGTCGTAACTTATCATCTAAAAACAAATTCCAAAACTCTGCAATCTCTGCATGATTCTTGAATGCATCTCCATGAGATAAATTTCTATCTCTGGATATTATTCTACTAGCTTCAGCTAATATTTCTTCTTTGGTCATATTATGAACCCTCCCTGTCTTTGTGGTTGTACTATGTGTAGCTCATTACGAGCACGTGTAGCTGCTACATAAAATACACGGCATTCATCATCTGAATCTTTTTCCATTGCTTCCTGTGACTTTCTTGATAAGTCTGTCAGCAACATAACTTTGTCTGCTTCTCCTCCTTTAGCACCATGAATCGTGCTTAAATGAATCTTTGGATCTGATTTTACAAAATCCTTGTTTCTCATTTCAATAGACCGTAAAAATTCTTTATCACGCGTTCCTACCTTATCAAAAGCTACGTCCCACGGTCTTCCTCCTACAAGTAATCCATGATTCTTAACTAAATCTTCTAGTTCATAATTTTCTTTATCAGCTGTTTTTAAACCTTTGTGACCGCGTTCTATTCCTATTTCTGATGACATATAAGAATAAATAGTTTTCACTTCTGGTAATTCTATATGCTCACCTTGATTTAATTTTTTCCAAGAAGCTGTAGCATTTAATAATTTCTGCGATATAGGCAAACGATTATTTCTTTTATAGAATAATCCTTGTAATCTTATGTCGCGTTCTATTTCATCGAGTAAATAATTGGTTCGTGCCATGATAAGCCAATTCTCATCGCGTATATCTACACTGTCGGGGTAAGAATGGTATTGCACTAATCCTCTAGTGTTTGTACCATGCCATGTTTTATTAATTCTATTTTGAACCCTACCTATAATTCCTTGTGAACAATTTTGTATAAGGCGTGCGCATCTATAAGACTGTTGTAAGACTTGTCTTTCACCATCCAAACCAATTAAATGTTCTACATCTGCACCAGCCCAACGGTAAATAGCTTGATCATCATCACCGCTTACGTACACTTGTTTGGCGTTTTGACAAATTTTATGTACCATACGCCACTGTAGGGCGCATAAATCCTGTGCTTCATCAACAAAAACTATATCTAATTTCGGAATCATTCCTGATTCAATGTACATTTCTATCATGTCTGTAAAATCTAATACTTCTTTTTTCTTTTTAAATTCTTCAAGTGAACGTTGAGCTCTGAGTAGTGCGTGCCAAGATACATCTAAATTAGAATCATTATAATGTTGTTCTAAATCCATACATTTCATTCGTGATAAATTAACCTCTGATAGGAGCTGGTTATCAACTGTAAATACTCCACCGGAATCTACACCATCAGATACTGATCCTAGATCCATGCCGAATGACTGCGCAAACTCTTTATAATTATCACGTGACATTACTTCTGATTTTGTTAATCCTAACTGATGAAAGGCAAATGAATGCAATGTTCTAAAATAAGGTAAATGTTGTTCTTCTAAATCAAACTTCTTTGTAGCCCGGTCCCTCGCTTCACTAGCCGCTTTCTTTGTAAAAGCCACGAAGGCGATACGGTCCGGTGGTGTACCTTTCGCTAATTCTTGTTCAACCAAATTTAATAAGTTGTGCGTTTTCCCTGTACCAGGAGGTCCTAATATTATTTTAGTTTTCATTTCTAATCCTTTTCTCCTCTAGTCTATGACAATTAGCACACAGAACCATACATTTTTTCCATTCTTCTTTCATTTTTTTAAATTGTACCATGCTTGTTCTCCAATGACTTGATACATTTCTAATCTTATTAGCTCTATTAATGTGATGAAAATCCAATGCCACAGGATCTTTATTATAACCACAATGGTAACATCCATGTTTTATCTTTTCATCATTCGCCATTTTGCTAATTAAATTATATATTTTCTTTTTATATTTTCTCCCTGCTTCATTTTTCTTTTCAAAAGACTGTGGGCTACGCCAATCATTTGGATAAGTTCCATCTTTTCTTTTCCCTCGGCTATATCTCAATCCAACCCACACATATCCATCTTTTCTTCTGTCTCCGTATTTAAAATTAGAATGGGGCACTATCAATCTCCTTTATATCAAAAGCTGAATCCTGTGTTTGGTATGCAGGCACACCCCACACACGAACTGTCCTGCCTTTTAAATTATATTTTTCACTTTTACCTTTAAGATGTCTCAAAGCTTGGACTAATTGCCCCGTGTTAAAATAGGTAAACTTATTTCTCGTTAAATAATCCTGTAAGTCCTTTAACCGAAACCAAGTAGTTCCTTCCTCTGTCCAGGGTTTTCGTAATAATAATTCATCTCGATTTAAGGCCTGGGCGCGATCAGTACAAAACTCCTGGAGGAAAGCTTCAAATTGACCGGCCAAGGACCCATCATCAGAAACAGGAATCTTGATAAGGTTATTCATTAGCCTTTCAATTATTTCCTGCCATACTGACTGTTTTACTAGAGGAGGCATCGTGTCCAAAGAATTCATACATTTCTTTTGAAACTTTGTTTGTATCTGTAACTCCTCTGTTTGTAATTCCATTCGCGTGTCACCTACATCCAAAAACCACACTGGTGGGTCTGTCTGTAATTTGGTTAACGCACTAAATTCTAATGCCGCACTACCATTTCCTATACCGTACTTACGTCCTCTACATACTTTAGCATTGCAGTAGGAATTAATAGGTGGCTCTTTGCATCTATAATTATAATCTTTTTTCTCTAATTGTTTTTGAACAATAATAACTTCCTGCGCCGCTAAGGGTGGTGCCATATAATTTCTGTTATATTCTTCCAACAAAGTCTTCCAATTATCGGCATCAAATTTTCTTAAGTAAACACCAATGTTAAAGAGTCCATTGTTCCTTCCTCCTTCTGAAAATCCCTGCGTGCATAATTGTTGTAGACACGGTGGCCCATCCTTTATGACGTCACCGGATACCTGGATTGCAACTTCGTCGGTACCGGCCACTGAATATTTATTATATAAGGATATGAACTCGCGCAATGTTGCGGCGGTTCCATCATCTTTGTAAGCATATCTTGTTGTATTTTTGGCGTTATAATAAGGAAGATTTAAAAAATTTCCTAAGTCCCCTTTTTCTATTAGTATTGTCGATTGTTTGGGAAATACTTCGACGGAAGAATATCCTAGACCTGAGGCAACCTCTCGTAATTTCTCTCGTATTAATTTGGCGGATACTGGGTTTTTAAAAAATAAGAATAAATGAAGCCCCCCGCTTTTTGATCGGCAGGGAACTAATGGTATTTTTAATTTTCTGATACTGTTTATTATTTTACGATAATCAATAGGATAAGTATCAATATCAATACAACCCCATCGGGATGTGTTATCAGCCATGATAGGAATAATACCCAAAGAAGGACCTTCACCAGCCAAATGAGACTGCCATAAATTATCCGTAACAATTTTTTTAACAATGTAAGACTTCCCTTCCTCCTTACCGTCAGCACGTTTCCCTTCGGATTGGTGCTGACCATAAGCTACGTCGAGACCTTCAAATATATTTTTGAATTCTTCCACTAAACCTCCAGGTTACAAAAACTTACCTTAAAACGGTATGTCTTCGTCGCTTTCTGCGCTGTTTGATTTTGGAGCCTCTTTTACAGGTTCCCCTTCAACAGTAGGTTTAGCTTCTACATCTCCTCTTGATGCTGCGGTTGAAAATGATTTCGCTTCATTATAAATGTCAGCGTCTTCTACCTGTCCAGCTTTCTCAACTTGATAACCAAACCAACTTCCACGATCATTAGACTCACTAACTGTAGTAAGTTTATAGATCATTGCGTAAGTAGGTGGGGTAAAACTTCCCGATGGACCAGAAACTTTTTGGGTTAGCATTAAGCTATTCCAACGTCTACTCTTTTTTAATTGAGTAGAGGTCATGCTGATAACGGCTTGTGACCAATTACCATCAGTTCCTTGAACCAAGACATAATGATATGCCGTAGTGGCAATATAGTTGCCATTTTCTAACACATCTTTAAATGTCATTTGATCACGTTTAGTTTTAGAAAGAATACCACTGTCGGCATCATGTGCTTCCACAAATCCGCCACCGGATTCACGTGGTTTCCATTCCACATATCGTAGTTGATAAAGGACAGGAATCACATTGAGTGACTCGCTGACTTCTTGCGAAACAGTATTATAAAACTGTCCCACTTTTGCTCCTTCAACATATTCCGCTTTCGCTGGATTAAGCTGAGGGCTAGTTGTTTGTAGTATATTAATGTAAGGGATAGCAATATCTCTTGATAAATCAAGATTACCAAATCCACTTGCATTTTTTGAATCACTAGCAAGAACTGCTAGATCTAACTTCGCTGCTTTCGCAACTGCTTTAGTCTGTGCCATAGGGCTTTTCTCCTTTATTCTTTAATCGTTGTTTTTTGTCCTACGTAAGCTCCTAACAAATCCATAGGCAGTTGTCTACCTGCTTCATGTTGCTCACGTATAAATGCGCGAAGGGTGGAGGGTTCGACCCACTCGCGTTGCGAAGTTGCATAACCCTTTTCACTCAAAGCATTATTCAATCTTCTAGCTTTCTCATCTTCATCCCGTCCAAAGCTACAAGAGATTTGGTTTTTGATTAGATCCCCAAATCCGTTGTTCCTAAACCATTCAAATGCTGCCTCTTTTTTAGCTTCTTTTATGGATGCTCCATAATAGTTGCCTACTTTAAGATGCCTGCCATCTGCTAGTTTTAATTCTGATAATCCCACCTCTGCAAAAAGGTTAGGTAATACATTTTCTGATAAATGTTTTTTGTAATCTTTTTTCTTTTTTAATTGATCTTCCATATCACTGATTTCTTTATCCGTATCAGCAATATCATTTGCTACTGCACCAATCTTACCCATGTTGTCCTGGGCCGTGGCGCCAGCATCTTGTTGCATTTGTTTTAATAAGTTATTCATATTATCCTCTCAAATCTATTTCTATATCGTAGTATCTTTTCTCATCGCGGTCCCATTTTAGAACTTTGAACTTTCTATTATTAATATCGCTAACAATCGCGCCAGCAAGTGCTATTATAGCAGGATCTCCCATTAAAAGCAAGTAGTCATTATCATTAAAATCTTTTAATACTTGTTGTAACTTAAAAGCCAAGGGCCCAGATGATAAAACTATTTGTTTATTGTCCGGAAGACATACTTTTAAATCGCCAAACTTTTCAGCTGAACGAACATTCCTACCCATTTCCTGTAATACATAAACTGTCATTTAATCTCCTCAATAAATAATATTTTCCTACCCCTACTATCTATTCTTGTGGACGAGCGAACAGAAATACCATCAAAACCTTTTTTGTAGGCTGTACATATAATTTTTTTAATGATAGGACTTATAATATCTGTATCCCATCTAATTTTTTTAACAGTTTTTGTATACCACTTAATCATGGATTTCACTTAATTGCGTACTTATTTTTTGTTGATCTTCTTTAGAAAATCCTTTTATATTACGAAAAAATGAAACATAATTTTTTTTAATTTCTTTTAAATCCAAAATTTCATGTTTTACTATTTCCCATGATTGAGTGTAATATTCTGGTTGTTTAAAAAACCAATCTTCCTTAATTCTTAATCCAGGACGAAAATCTAAAAAATCAGTATATCTTTCTTCCTCATCTCCGGGAACAGGACCCCCTTTCGGATCTTCCACTACTTCTGGATAATTAGTAATTGGTTTTGATTTATTAATTAAAAAATGATCAAACATATCAGCTTCCTCTAAGTCTTGAACAAAAGTTAACTCTAATGACCATTTCATACCTAAATTAGGTACAGACATTCCTTCATAATCTTTCCAATGTATTTTAGTTGGACTATATAATAAAGTCATATTTATTTCTCCTTTTTATTTCTTGATTTGTATTATAACATAGTATATAATGTAATGCAAGAAT